TGGGTCGCCAGGTTCATTTCCTGGTGGATAAACCAGGAAACCGGTTATCCGATACCGGAGCGCTCTGGAAAAGTCCGGTACATGGCGCGTGTTGATGATGAAATTGTATGGGCAGATTCACGCGCAGAACTGGCAGAAAGAGGGATCAAAAAAGAAAAGATCAAAAGCGTCACATTCATAGCAAGCACGCTGAATGACAACAAGATTCTGATGGAAAAGGATCCGTCGTACCGGGCAAACCTGGAGAACCTGCCACTTGTGGAGAGGGAACGATTACTGCATGGAAACTGGAAAATCAAGCCTGCGGCTGGAATGTTCTTCAAACGGGTACAGATCGGGGATGTCCTGGAAAAGCTGCCGGATGATATTGTTTCCATCGTGAGAGCGTGGGATCTTGCGGCGACAGACGTTGACGAGGACGACGACGCGGCTTATACATCTGGCGTTCTTATGGCAAAACGGGCAAATGGGCGGTTCCTGGTAGTCGATGTGATAAATCAGCAGCTAAAGGCTGGTGATGTCCGGAAGTTAGTACGGACCACGGCGGCGACGGATAACGCCAAATATGGATATGTAAGACAGAGGCTACCGCAGGATCCAGGGCAGGCAGGTAAAGAGCAGGCACAATCCTACATAGCCATGCTGGTCGGTTATGATGTTGTAACGAAAGCAGAATCCGGCAGCAAAGAAACCAGGGCAGAGCCGATGGCTGCACAATGGCAGCTCGGCTTATTTGATGTCATGGCCGGTGCGTGGAATGAGCCATATTTCAATCAGTTGGAATCATTCCCGGAATCTAAGTTTAAGGACATGGTGGACGCAAGCTCCTCAGCCTTTAATGAACTGACACTCGGATTCACATTCAACATTTACAATATGCTTTAAGAAAGGGGTGAGAAAGCGTGGATGAAAAAAGCATGGCCTTACTCGAACAGCAGCGCAGGCTCCTAAGAGGGGCGGCGATCATCGAGGGAACACAGGAACAATTCCGGCAGGACGGGTACTCCAATCTGCTGAATAAGTACGGGACAAAGCAGGACAATTCTACTGCATACCAGTACGACCAGGAGCCGTTTGTGGATGATCTTTCGTTGATCCGGCTGTACGAGGGTAACGGCCTATTTACAAAAATCATCGACAGACCATCCGAGGAGGCAGTCAAACACGGATATGATATTGATTTCGGCGACCAGGATATTTCTGAATATGTGGAAGATCGCATGGATGAACTGGGGCTGGAGGATAAGTTTGCGACTGCCGAGAAGTGGGCGCGGCTGTATGGCGGCGCTATTGCGGTGATGTTGGTCGATGATGGGCGCGGCCTGGAGGAGCCGCTGGACTTGGATAATGCCAGGAGCATTGATGAAATCCGGGTGTTTGAAAGGTCCATAGTGCAGCCGGACTATACCGCGCTGTATCGGTTCAATTTCCTGGATACACTCAATAGCCCGGTTCCTTTTGGAGAACCGGAGTATTACACGGTATTCAGTATTTACGGTTCGTTTGTGGTGCATAGGACGCGCTGCCTGGTATTCCGTAATGGCAGGCTCCCGGAGCAGACCACAAACGCGTTATACCGGTACTGGGGAATCCCGGAGTATGTGAAGATTAACCACGAACTGAGGGAGTGCCGTACATCGCATGGCGACGGCGTGAAGCTGCTGGAGCGTTGCGTGCAGGCAATCTACAAGATGAAAAACTTGGCAAATCTTCTGGCTACTCCAGAAGGCGAGGATACGGTTCTGCAGCGACTCCAAGTGGTAGATATGGCAAGGGGGATCCTAAACTCCATAGCCATTGACACTGACGGCGAGGAATACGGCTTTGAGAATATCACCATGAGCGGCGTCAAAGAAATTCTGGACGCAACCTGCAATATGCTGTCTGCGGTCACGAACATTCCGCAGACTATTCTTTTCGGACGTTCACCGGCTGGCATGAACTCCACCGGCGAGAATGACATGGAGAATTATTACAACATGGTGGAGAACATCCAGAAACAGAACATGAAGCAGAACAGCCGTACCGTGATTGATCTGATTCTGAAACAAGGATACCTGGAGGGGAAGATCCCGGAAGTTCCCAGGTACAAGGTACGGTTTGCCGCGCTATGGTCCATGAGCGAATCGGAGCAGGCAGAGGTTGATCTGAAAAGAGCTGAGATTGAACGGACAAAGGCAGAAACCGCAAAAGTCTATATGGACAGCGGCGCGGTGGATCCGTCCGAAGTCCGGCGAAACCTGGCGGCTGAGGGAGAGTTCCAGATTGAGGAGCTGCTGAGTGAGGATGATCTGGACATCCCGGAGGATACGTTCGGCGCAGAACAGACGCCACCGGCGCAGATGGAGGCAGCGGAGGACGCGGAGGAATGCCAGGCAGCGGCAATCCTGGTAATCAAGGCCGGTAGGATCCTATGTGCCACCAGGAGGGGCGGCGAGGGTGTATGCGGTCCAGGAGGCCATATCGAGGACGGAGAAACAGCGGAGCAGGGAGCGCTCAGAGAGGCCCAGGAGGAGTTTAACATCGTTCCTTTAAGTCTGATACCTATTGGCGTTTACAAGCCTGCAAGCGGCGATTACTGTGTCACAAAGGTATATATGACGGACAAATACACCGGGAAACCGGAAGCGGATGGGCTGGAAATGATGGACGCGGAGTGGCTTTCCATGGAGGAGCTGAGGGGCAGGAATCTCTTTCCCCCGTTTGCTGCAAGCCTGGATATGCTGCTGTCTGTGCTGAAAGGCGGTGAGGGCGATTGAACAGAAGTACATAAGCGAGGACACCAGGAAGCGGATCAAGCGGAAGTTCTACGGTCATAACGTGCTATTCAGCAAGTATGATCCGAAAATCCCGGAGAGTGCAGAGCGCGAGTACATCCGGCTTGTCAATGCCTATATGCGGATTCTGAAAGAGGAGCTGGAGAAAAGCCTGCCGGAGCTGAAAGAAATCTACAAGCGAGAGCGTGATGCCGACATCAAGGACGGGACCATCCGGACAGATTCAGCCATGAGCCTTTTTGTTTCTGTACTGAGGCTTTTTTCCCGGATAAAGAACGCCGTTTCCGTCCGGGTGCAGTCGTTTGGCCTGGCAAAGAAGCTGGCGCTTATATCAAACCTCAACCGGAAAATGACAACGGAGGAGTGGGCGAAAGCCGTTAGAAATACCCTGGGTATTGACATCCGCAAGGATTATTACCTGGGGGATTTTTATGCAAAAGAGCTGGAGCGATGGGTGGAGGAAAATGTGGATCTGATAAAGACCATCCCGGAGGATACCCTGGACAAAATGAGGGATATAGTCCTGGACGGCTACAACAGAGGCAGGCGCACAACCGACATCGCAAAGGATATTCAGCGAACCTACTCCATGAGTAAGAAGCACGCACAGCTCATAGCCAGAGATCAGACCGCGAAGCTCAACGGGGAAATCCAGAGGGCACAGCAACAGGACGCCGGAATCGCAAAGTATATCTGGTGTGACTGCGGAGACGAGCGTGTCAGAAAGAGCCATCGTGAGTTGAACGGGAAAATATTCAGTTGGGATGATCCCCCGGAAAATTCAGATGGCCGCAAGTGCCACCCAGGGCAGGATTTCCAGTGCCGGTGCATAGGCAGGCCGGTATTTGACAGTAGGACGCTTAATCTGCCGGTAGACGATGGAGAAACCATAATCACAATCAAAGGAGGTAAGAAGAAATAATGGATAACCCCATAATTTCGCTGTGCAAGGCTTTAAGGCACGAATCAGAATCAGTCATGGAGTATGAGGAAATAATCGCTGAAATCGGCAATAGCGAAGCGGAGAGGGGCGTCAAACAGCAGCTTGCCACTATGCAGATGGGAAGCATGGAGAACATCCAGACGCTCACAATTTCCCTCTCCAAAATGTTTGCAGGCCCGGTTCCTGGCAATAAGCCGGAGGACACGGGCAGTACCGAGGAGGTAGGAAAGGATGGATGAACCAAAACTGAAAAGGGTGCGTCGCCTGGACAGCATACGGCTGGATAAAGACGACAAAACCTATTTCACCAACGAGGGTTACTTGATAGACCACCCGATTCTTACATCGTGTGGGATATTTGAGTATACAAATCCAGATGGCAGTATCCGCCGGGAGCTGCGTTTGCCGGAACACGTTTTCGCTGAGAAATCTCTGAAAACGTACAAAGGCAAACCGATCATCATTACCCACGAGGCAGGCGTGGTGAATAAAGGGAATGTTGACCGGGAGCAAATCGGCACGATTCTCTCTGAGGGATACCAGGACGGCGACGATGTACGCGCAGAAATCATTATCCATGATACGGACGCTATGAAAGAGTGCGGACTGAAAGAGCTGTCCCTGGGGTATAACCTGGATCTGATTGAGGAACCGGGAACCTGGAACGGGGAACCATACGACGCAATTCAGACGAATATAGCCATCAACCACCTGGCACTTGTGGCCTCAGCGCGTGCTGGAGAGCAGGCCAGGCTCAACATTGACGGTTCGGCAGAACCAGAATTAAAAGGAGGTAAGGTAATGGATCACACAATGAACACAAGCCGCGCAGACGGCGGCGAAGCTCTGTCACCGGAGGAGCTGGAGCAGGCGATTGCCGAGTACAAGGCACGCAAGGCAGAGGGAGCCGGGGCCACCGGAGACGGGGAAGAAAAACCGGCAGCGGAGGGGGCTGAACCTGCAGCAGCAGAATCCGCAGAGGGCAAGGGCGGCGAGGAGCCGTCAGCGGAGGAATCCGGGAAAAGCCCGGAGGAGATCGCAAAGATGGTAAAGGACAGACGGGATCAGCGCGGCGAAGCACCGGAGGATGTCGAGGGCTGCAAGGGCGTTATTTCCCAGCAGGACGAGGACATTGATATGCTGCTGGCCTGCCTGGAGAAGCTGCTGGCAGAGGCAAAGACCGACGGATCCGGGGAAGCTGCACCGGCAGCCCAGGAGGAAACACCGGCAGCGGCAGCGGATAACTCCGATGGTTCCGGTGACAAGAGTGGTTCCCTTAATGCTGATTCTGCGGATGAAATCTTCCGTCAGCGCCTCAGCATTTGCCGCGTGGGGGATAAGCTCCGCATGGACGGCCTGGAGAGTAAGTCCATCCTGGAGGGCAAGAAAGCCATCATCAAAAAGGTACTCCCGGATATGCGGCTGGATGGCAAGTCTATGGCCTACATCGACGCGATGTATGACCTGGCTGTAAATGAAGTGAATAAGCGCAAGGGAACCGATTACCAGCGCCAGCAGATGGCACAGAATCCGGTAAAACGCACTGACAGCTCACAGAATGTCAGCATGGCCCAGGCAGCGCGAGAGAGAATGATTAAAGGAGGTAATGAGTAATGGCAGCACAGTTGACGTATGGATTTAGCACCCCTAAAGGGTTAGCAGGTGGCAAGGTCGATCTGGCCGATGATGTTGTAGCCAGCAGAACCGTAGAGGCCGCAGATGGCGTCCTCAAATTCGGTATGGCTGTAGCCGTTGGCGACAATGCCGGTGACGGAATTAAGGCTGTAAGCGAGGGAATCACAAAGGATAAGATCGACGGCGTTCTCCTCCATGCCGCAAACACGGAGCAGGATATGTCCGGGAAAGTGGTTATCAAGAACGGAACCACTCAGAGCGTCATGAAGAAAGGCCATGTATGGGGCAGGCTGGCAACGGGCGCAGAGGCCACATATAAGGCAGCCGCCTATGTGGTGGCAAGCGGTGAGGACGCAGGATGTTTCACCAATGTAGCGGATGGAAATATCGACATCGGCGCGGTATTCGGAAATGCTACCGATACCGGCATTGCCGTGATCGAACTGTAAAAGGAGGTAAGATAGAATGAACACTCAGAACAACCAGACCACCCAGGGGACCAAGGTTCCCCAGAGGTACAATCCGGATATGCCCTCCACGGGATATGACGTTGCCGACCTGGCAGCGTTGAGGACTTCCGGCATTATGCCGTCCCTGGCAACGAAGCAGCTCAGATTTGACAGCGTGGAGGACGCCTCAATCTTTTTCGCACGAGAGCTGGACTACATCAAAGCCAAGTCTTATGACAAGGTTTATCCGGAGTTTACGGCTCTGAACAATTTCCCGATCACCCATGAGGTTCCGGAGGGAGCGGAAACATTCACCTACTACAGCTACGAAAAGACCGGCTTTGCTACAATCATCAGCAATTACGCTACGGATCTTCCGAGAGCTGACGTAAAGGGTGAGCCTACCACCGGCACCGTGAAGTCTATCGGTGATTCCTATGGATACTCTGTCCAGGAAATGAGGGCGTCCAGGATGGCAGGAAAGAGCCTGGATACCAGAAAGGCCGACGCCGCCCATTATGCAATCGACAGAACCACGA